TGTTGATTTTTCCCATAATTCTATTAGCTTATCAGGATAAACAAGTATTGGGTCTTTGCCTGTAAAACAAAAAGCATAAATTAATGGCGCTTTTTCTGTTGAATACCATTGTTTGAAATAAGGCAACATATCAATTTCTTTTTCTTTAAAATTACCTGTGCCTTTTACATTTACTACAAATGTGCCTTTGGGTGTATTAACAATGTAATCAGGTATGTTTCTTAAAAATTTATTTAACTTAAAAAAGTTATCAACATTTTTATTTTTTTCATCGAAACCTATACGAGTTAATTTATATTCTTTTTCAGCACAATAATATTCAAACAAAAACTCAGCAACATTATTGCTGGTTTGTCTTTCTTCGTATGTGTTTGACCCTGAATTTAAAATAGCCAAGATTTCCTCACCTGGTCATAAGTAGCAAACTCTAATTTAATAGTTTCTTCTGATAACTCATGGGCTAATTGTGTAGCTAATTCATAATCACATTTAAGCGTAGCGTTATGGTATTTTTTAAGTAGCTGTTGAATTCTAAGGTAGTTTTCAGAGTAATCGGTCATTCTGTAAATGTCTTTCTTCCTGTTAATGCTTCAGTTAATTTTATTTTTATTTTTAATTTTTCTATTTTGTCTGCCTGGTTACGCAACATTTCTGATGCCATGTCAATGTATTTTTGTTCGGACATAAAACCAGCGTCTAAATTATTGTCTAAGTAATCTGCAAGTTCGTAAGCGTTCATTTTGTAAGCCTATCAATGTTTCTGTTACTTGCTTCTTGGCTGCGCCAGGCTTCAAAACGCATTTTGGCTGCTTCTAATTGCCATCTAAGCGCTTCTGCCTGTTCCGTAGCGTTTCCAATTGCTTTGCATAAATCTTGGTAGTCTTGCGAGCGATAAGCCTCTCGTTCTTGAGCGCCCAAACTTTGTTCGTCTGTTTGCGCCATTTTAATCGCCTTAAGAGAACTTTTAAAAGTTTCAAGTTGCGCCAATTCCCCTTTAGCTTTGGCATATAAGGGCGCTGTCTTGAAGATAAAGTCAATCGCATAATTAGGGTCATAGTCTTTCATTTATTATTTTTCCAATATTATCTAAAGCATTTTTCTTTTCTTTAATAATTTTATAAACATTTGATTGTTGAGTTGACATTAATTCGTTATAAAGTATTGAATCTGTTGATAATTCTTCTGATAAAGAAATAAGTTCTTGTCCATTTTTAACAATTTGCATAGGATGTATTTCAAATCCACTTTTATCTATAGTTTTTTGACACCGATGGTCATAAATAAGCAATGTATTGTTCATTACACCTTCATAAAAACGATTTGCCATATATGCGTAATTGTCGTGTGTATGTACATCTTCAAAATATAAAGAAATTAAAAAATCATTTAATTTTAAACCCTTGTAATCAAACATATCGGCAGCTTTATCTTGCCAATCCATTCTTTCTATAAAGTTTGCTTCTATTCCTGAATTTTTGTATTTTTCGTGATTTTTTTTAGATGTACTTAAATAATAACCAGAATTGTTGTAATCCAACATATCTTTTATTCTATGTTTTCTAAAAGTTCCGTAATAAACAATATTTTCTTTGTCCTTGTTATTTAATGTTTGATTATAAATATCTTCATCAAAAATAATGGCGTTTAAATTGATTGTGTGCCATTCATCAATCCAATCATTAAGTTTTTTACCATTCATCTTTTTATTTAAAATCCAACCCCTATATCCTTCTCTTGGGTTGTTACAAATCATATGGTATGGCCTATTATTTTTAATCAACCATTTTCTAAGTAAAATGTTGTCCTCAACATCATGGTCATTTACCAACCAAAATAACTTAGCTTCAGGACTGTTATCTAGTATTTCTAAATAAGCATTGTATTTCATATATGGAGAACCATAAGCACAAATAATTGCATCATACTTATTATTTTTTACATCGTTTATTTGAGATTGATGACTAACAAAATCACAATTTAAATTATTTTTAATAATTACTGAATTTCTAACATGAACTATAGATGAAGAATTATCTTTAATTATTTTTTCACATGATTCAATTAAAAGTGTATTCATTTAAGGGCCATCCATAAACCAATTTGACTAAAGCTATAACCAGCCCAAATCATTGCGTTAGGTATAGACCCTTTTTTAAGCTGAATAACTGCAACAATGCAATAAGAAAATCCTGTCATTGCAATCAATATTTTATCTAAAGCCATTTGTTTGTTTCTCCCCTATTACCTTTTGCGTATTGGTCTACAAAATCGTTCAAATATTTATGTATATTTGGTGACTTGCTTATATACACACGAAATTTATTTAAGCCCATCTGTTTTCTTAATTTACAGAGTTCTCTTACGCCACAGCGATGTTTAGCTTCCTCATACATTTTTGTTTAAGACTGTCATAAGAATCATAACCAGTCCCCAAGACTCCCAATTCTCTAGCTTTAGATTCAATACCTTCGTTAGAAAACATCCACTTTTTGTCAATTTTTTCTTTCTTGGGTTCAATGATAATTTCATCTTCAAATCTTTCGCCATTAAGCCAAGTGCTTGCATGGGGTATAAATTCTAACTCAGTTTCTTTTGCTTTCCAGTATTCGCAATGTACGCTAATAGCTTTTGCAGCCATAAGCTGTTGTGCTTCTGTAAGTCGTTGCCAGCACTTTCGTGCAACTGCTTTATTAACTTTTCGTGGATATAAAGACCAGAATTCATCAAACATTCTCCATTCCTCTGTTTATAATTTTTGGTTCTTGCAATCTTTTTTCAACATTAGCGTAATTACCTTTGTCATAATAATCTTTAGCCAATCCTCTAGCGTGTTCTTTACTTTTTGCTTCAACTTCAACATAAAATGCTTTTTTTTCAACAATAACAATTCTGTATTTTTTCATTGCATCACTCTTGGGTTTGGTGGTGTCGATGGGCTAGGCGGAACTGTGTAGCCTGTGTTGCCAATTACATTTGTAATAACACCATTAGGTGTAGTAATTACAACCTGATTTGGGTAAATCGTTGCTGTCTGGGTAGTCATACCCATTGGGTTTACAAACTGTGCTGTATTACCTTGAATCTGTACTGTACCTTGACTGTAACCTTGTGGATTATTCATTTGATAAGTCTGTGCATGGGCTGAACCATAGCCAAACATACAACCTAAAACAATACCAAGAATTGCAACTCCGATAGCATCTTTCATTTAATTCCCCTTTAGTTAAACAACAATTACAGAATAATCACATTTCTGCTGTTTTTGTATTATCCAAAACCCTAATGTTGCGTTTTTCCAACAAATGCTTTTTACGGCATTGGTAACTGCACCATCCACGCTTTCTGTGATGCAACCACTCTACAAGCATGAAACTTAAACCACATTTGCATTTCATTTCATTTTCTCCATAGAACGACCAACGCCAGCAAGCTGGTGTAATGTCAAGTGATGTATCCCGTTGCAAGGTATTTATGCTGGCTTGACCCAGTTAATAAGGATTTCGCAGGTGTCGACCCTCGCTGCGTTCATTTTCAAACGCCCTCAATCCCATCTAGCATTTTTTTAACGCCCACAGCATTTAGGGCGGTCAAGAATAAGAAAACCCCAATAATCTTAGGTGGGGTATGTCCCTTGGCATGGGCAACTACAAACAAATTCTCAAGTCGATTTCTCGCTATTTGTCTATAACTACACATACCCCGCCTAAAACTACTGGGGTTGTACGACTTGAGTTTGTCTAAGATGCCATTCCCGACAATTAATTATACAACTAATCTAAATCTTCTTCTTGTTTTCCAAAACTGTTGCTTTTTGGCACAATTTCAGGCCAGACCCATAACCAGGACTTAGGAAACATATCTTGGCGAGTTACTAAGCCATGCGATTCTTTTTCGATAAGGGCTGCAAGCATCATTAACTTATCAACTGGAATAGCGTCTTGTAGCTTCCATTTATTGACTGCTTGAACTGATACGCCTGTTCTTTTGCTAACGGCTTTAACACCGCCCAAAAGACTTATCATTTGCTGGTGAGTAAGATTAAGGTTCATTACGCAAGTTTAACCCCAAAGTATTATTTTTACAACACTTGTTGCAATTCTTTAAATTATGGTTTAAAGTATTACTTATAGCAATTTCGCTATGTATTTAAGGGGAACTTAAATGTCTGAATTAAACCAAATAATGCTAGAAATGGAAGAACGCTTAGAAATAGCGCTTCAAAACATGGAGTTTGGCACAGAGTTAGCACAAGACGATATTGATGTCATTCGTGCAGCTTGTGGCAAGCCTAACAACAAACGCAATGTATTGCTTCAGTCTGTATTTGAAGATTTTGGTGGTATTTTTGGAAATCCTCTTGAGTCTTTTCCAACAATTAGAGGTGCAAAATGAGTCAATCTGAAAGCATTGCTAACTTAGCAAAAGCATTATCAATCGTTCAAGGAAAACTTACTTATGCGACCAAAGATTCTTCCAACCCATTCTTCAAGTCTAAATATGCTGATTTGGAGTCTGTATGGGATAGCTGTCGTAGCCTTTTGGCTGACAATGGCCTCTCTGTTATACAGATGCCTGGAAACTTTTTTGAAGGTCGTATGTGGCTGGTAACAAGACTTTGCCATGCGTCTGGAGAATGGATTGAGCAAGAAATGTCTATACCAGTTGCAAAACAAGATGCTCACGGCTGTTTAGCAGCTATTACCTATATGCGTAGAGGCGCTTTAGCGGCTTTCTTAGGAATTGTCCAAGCTGACGATGACGGCAATACAGCATCAAACAAAACAGAATTTAAACCAGCAGTAGTTAAAGCAAAGGAAATCTAATGTCTTATATTCCAAAAGAAGGCTCAGGAAGTTTGTTCAAAAATGACCGAAAAACAACGGAAAATCACCCAGACTATACAGGCACTATCATGGTTAATAACCGTGAATGTTACTTATCTGCGTGGGTTAAAGAAGGCAAAAAAGGCAAGTTTTTTAGCGTATCTATT